TGCCCCTTTTCCAGAAGATGTGCCAGCTGATACCTGTTTTTAGAATGTACTGTCATCTCTAAAGAGTGACTGTTTTCGCCAGTCTTTTTCGTTGCCCAGCTTTTTGCATATTTTCCGGTATCCTTCGGGGCATTGGCGGAGATCTCGTTTTTCACTTGCGTGGCGGTTTTCCGGACAGCCTTTTTCATAGCAGTATCTGCAAGGTCTGCATATTCCTGCAAGCCCTGCATGATTTCCTCTGCAAGATTGTCAATACTGGTCATTTTGTCCTGCCTTTCTGGCTTCTGCAGTAAGTTTCAGATAGTCCTTGTGCAGATAATCCGGTGTAACACTGGTGATGTTGTATGTGACATCCCGAAACAAGATTCGGTTGCCAGTTACAGACGGCATCCAGTTTCGACTTTGCCGAATGAGGAATTCCAGCGTTTGTGTTTCTTTGGTCACACCAGCGTCCGTATGCTCCGCAGAAGCTTTCAAAGTCACTTTTGCCCAGCAGGAAAAGGCTTCGTCCCACACAGCGGTGTGATTGCCGATTTCATCGGTAACGACACGATTCTCCAGAAAGGTGATTCGCTGATTGAGTGTTCCAATTTCCATTACATCACACCCTCTCGCTGTGCAAACAGCATGGCACGAAGTGTTAATGTCAGCTTGGAAAAGTCTGCGGTATTGCGGTTTTCATAGAGATAAGAAACTGTGTAGAGCATTGCTGTCCGCACCACATCTTCGTTCTCCGAAAAGCGTTCCTCGTCCATTCTTCCTACATCCATTATCAGCTGTTTTGCAGTTGAAATAAGAGAGAAAAGCAATGTATCATCATCTTCAAAATCAACTCGCAGATACTGCTTGACTTCCTGTAAAGTTACCACCCACTCCAACCCCTTTCTCTGATTACGCTTTCTTGATGGTAAGTGTCTTGATTGCTTCCGGAAGAATCAGCTTGCCGTCCAAACGCTGCGAAGCAAGGAAACCAACCTGACCAGTCATAGCAAAGAGTTCATTCAGTCTCTTGAAAGAGCGTCCCTGTCTGTCAGCCACCCAGTAATAACTAAAGTCACCGAATGCCATGCACTTATTGCCTGCTTTGATTTCCGGCACATAGCTGGATGTCTTGTAAGGACGATTGAGAATGGTATCCGGAACACCAGCCTGCACAGACGGACTCCAAATGTAGTTTCCTGTGTTGTCCTTCAACTTTCGAAGTGCCTTAACCGTAGAATCATTGAGCACCCACACCGCCTTTTTGCGGTACGGGCTTCTCAGAGAATAGAAGAGTTCCATCACATCATCAAATGTGATATTGGCAGTAGAGGTGGAAGTGCCGTCTTCCGCACCACCTGTAGCATTAAAAATGCCGGTCGGTTTTCCCTTGCCATCACCAATGAAGAACGCCTCTTCTTCCTTAGAACCGATTCTTCTTGCGAACTCCTTTGCAATGTAGGACGGCAGGTCAAAAACAGAATCATTCAAAAGTTCTTCTGAAATTTTAATTGCTGTACCAAGCTTATATGCGGAAAGCGATGCCTGTCCGAACGTATCATCAGAGAGAGAATACTGCTGTTCTTCGTCCATCCAGACAGCCTCGCCCTTGGAAGTCACAATCGGAATCTTGCGGTCGCCGTTGGAAGTTTTGATAACCGTTGCCATCTGGCGGAAAATGCTCTCTTCCTCCAATGCTTCCACCAGTTTTTGTTCGTGAGGTAGCAGTGTGCCGCCTTATCATCTTTCGATGACAGGTTTGCACAAAGCCCCTCCCAAACCGTGCTTACACCTCTCGATGTACACGGCTTTCCATTCATTATTGACATGTCATTTATTTTGTTCCCTGTGAATCTTTTTGAAGCATTTCGGGCAAACAATCAACGTTTTACGTCTCATGTGAAGCATTTTCTTGCCCCATTCCGTAGTGCTTTTCAGATTCTTCATTTTACCTGCATGATAAATACAGCAGGAATCACTATTATCACCACACAGCTCACATACCCCTGCGCTTAACCGCACATATTGTGACAGCTTTTTCGGGTCAAAGGATTTGTATTGCCATGGGTCTTTATCGGACATCAACTTACCGGCTTTGCAGTCAGCTAACGAGACAAGCTTTGCATATTTGATACCGCCTTTAACTTCATGGGGAATAGCCCATTTGCCATCATGACGATATTTTTGGATGATTTTTCTCGTTGTGCTGTTGCTTTTGCTTGCAAGCGTCTTTAGACAGCTATATTCCATAAGATAACGGAAATAATTCAGCTTATCATAATTCGCTGCTAAGCAGTAATAATTGCAAATGCCACGGATTTGTGCATTATACCTGTTCACAATATCCACTTCCGAAAGATGTCTTAATCTTGGAACGCAAACCGCCCAGATTTCTCCGTTTGGTTTTTGTTCTATGATGTCGTTTTTGAACAGGAACTGCATGATCTTATCTTCGAGAGGTACAGTTAATTCTACAGAGTTATTCAGCGTTCTTTGTTTAACACCGTTTGCCTTTTTCTTTATCTTCTGGCTTCGGCGTACCGCAACGTCATAACCAAGGAAACGTACTCGTTCAGCACTGTGTGTGATCTTTGTTTTCTCAGCACTCAACTCTAAATGGTACTGCGTTGATAGAAATTCTCTCAGAATCTCTTTAATTTCTTCACAGTCTTCTCTGCTTCCGCTGATTCCAATTAGAAAATCATCAGCATATCGGCAGTATACAAGCTTTTTATCGTCGGACATTCTTGCGGGCGTTTTCAATTTTTGATTGCACACCGCTTTATATTCCTTGATTGCAAGCTCACGTTCCTCACCTTTTACCCTGTCAATCTTCTTTTGAAGTGTCTGCCTTCTTTTCGCTAAATGAAGATATTCCGGTGTCTGGTGTCGTGTAGACTGCTTATCGAACTTTTCCTTGAGTTTCATGACTTTCCGGTCAAGCTCATGCAGGTATATATTTGCCAGAATAGGGGAAATGATTCCGCCCTGTGGTGTACCGGAGATTGTGGTATGATATTGAAAATCTTCCACATAACCTGCTTTCAGGAAAGCTCTGATAATATTGATAAATCTGCTGTCCTTGATTTTGACTTCTAACGTTTTAATAAGCACTGCGTGGTCTATATTGTCAAAGCAACCCTTGATGTCGCCTTCTATGAACCATTTTACAGAACGAAAATTTGTCTTTATCTGGTCGAGAGCTGTATGACAACTTCTCTCCGGTCTGAAACCATGTGACTGGTCATAAAATAACGGTTCATAGATTGCTTCCAGAAACATTCTAACCGCCTCTTGCAGAAGTTTATCTCGAAATGACGGAATACCCAGTGGGCGCATTTTTCCGTTCTGTTTCTTGATATATTCTCTGCGCACAGGCTTCGGTTTGTACTTTCCTGACCTCAATTCTTCAATCAGTTCATGCACATATTCAGCACTAAAACCGTCAGCAGTGTCGTTGTCACTTCCGGGAGTCATTGCTCCACTGTTTGCATATAATTTCTGGTAAGCTGCAAAATAAATGTCCTCTCTCAGAAGGTAGCGAAAGAGTCTTGTAAAGACTCCGTCGTGATGTTCCGAGGAACTTTTATTGACACGCTCCAAAATCTCCGATGTTGGATTCATGAGGATTCTCCTCCCTTTCATCTTCTTACTTTGGAATTAACAAACTGCTTCCCTTCGCCATGTAGTGGGCGTTATCCACCTCGGACTACTACGGAAGCTCCGTTGCCATATGGAATATTCAGTCTCGAATAGACATAGCCTTTCGGCATTTCCACTTAGGCAATCCCTGTTTAACGATGCTTATAGGCAAGTGATAACTGTCGGATATCATTTCGGTTTATCTCACGTGTTCTCACGCTTGCTTCATGACCTATAGCAGACACCATAACGAATTCAATATTATGGTGGGGTCATGAGAGTGGTTTCAGGATAATTTCCACACCCTCCCACGAAAAAGGAGCTAACCTTTGCTTTGGCAATCCAGCCTTATCCTTATGTTATCTTGTCATTGCAGGTACTACTCGCCTCATATCCTTTTGACGTTTCCTGCGTTTCTGCCGTGCTGTGTTCCCGTGTCCAGTTTCCTGTCATCGGTTAGGCAGATTGACAACCGCTCTGCTGTGCGGTGTAGAGCCTAATCTACTGTAAACATCGCCTTTTACAGGCGCACAAACTCATCTGGAACAAGATAGCCGCCCTCTGCATCTGTACCAATGTGCAAATCATCATGGACATCGATCCAGTTGCGGTTTCTGACGCTGTTCCAGAAGGCCTTCTTGTAAGTGTCGCTTGCTGTACCTGTCTTTTCCGTTACATTCGGAGTTGCAGGCTTACCGAGAACAGGAGTGGAAGTTGCCTTGTTCATTTCAGCTTCGATTTCAGCCTGTCGTTCCAGACGCTGAATTTCTTTTCCGAGATCAACAATGATCTGTTCCATTGCATCATAGGTCTTGGAATCTTCTTCGCTGAGAACGCCGTTTGCATTTCTCTTACTGTCGAGAAAATCACGGGCAGTGTCCCAAGCCTTCTTTCTCTTTTCTCTGAGTTCTTTAATCGTCATAGCCATAATCAATTCCTCCAATCAATATTTCAAAAGTGCCAGTCTTTTTTCAAGCTGGTCAATCGGTGTGCCAGTAACGAATTCTGCTGATGCAGATACTTTGGATAAGAATGCAGATAGATTCTTCGATTTGGAATAGGTCATTGCGGTCAGTGTATCTTCTTTTTCTTCTTCATCCGGTTCTTCCTCTTTGGGAACAACAGGCATTTTCTTCTCTGCAAAGAGAATCCCGTCCACAAAACCCATTTCATGAGCCTTTTTTGCATTGAGCCATGTTTCATCGGACATCAGCTTTGCAATCTTGTTTCGGCTGAGATGGGACTTGGTTTCGTAGGCGTTAATAATGCTCTCTTTGACTTCTTCCAGAAGTTCAATTGCTTTTTCCATATCTGCTTTATTGCCCATTGCTGATGTGGAAGGGTCGTGAATCATCATTAGGGCAGTCGGTGCAATCAAAGTTTCATCGCCTGCCATTGCCACAACCGATGCGGCAGAGGCAGCAATGCCGTCAATTTTCACGGTAACCTTGCCTTTGTGACTTTTCAGCATGGAATAAATCTGACTCGCTGCAAACACATCGCCCCCAGGCGAGTTCAGCCAGACTGTCAAGTTTCCGCTGACCTTTGCGAGTTCATCACGAAACAAAGCAGGTGTTACTTCATCGCCCCACCAAGTATCTTCAGAGATAGGACCGTTAAACAAAAGCTCTGTTTCCGATGTATCTTCGTTTTGGATAAAGTTCCAGAATTTCTTCATTTGGTTTTCTCCTCCTTTTCTGAATTTTGATTTGCAAATGCACCTGCATCAGCGAGTTTTGTAAAGCTGCCATTTACAAGATACAAGTTACCGCCTTCCTCCTCAGAAAGCATATTCATATCTTCCTTTTCACGGATATCGTTGGCAGACATCCAGCCATTCTGTCTTGCGGTAGCATAACCCTGCATACGGGAAGCATAATCGCCACGCAGAAGTCCGTCTACATTGAACTTCACAAAATACTGCCCCTTTTCAGAATCAGAAAGAAGTGCTTTCTGCAAAGACTGCTCCCACCTTACAATCCAAGGATCAAGGCTGTATTTCACGAAATCCAATGACAGATGTTCTACGTTACTGAATGTTGCATGGTCAAGGTCACCGATCATATGAAGCGGTACACGATACATTCTTGCGATTTCTTCAATCTGAAATTTTCTGGTTTCCAGAAATTGTGCTTCATTGTTTGGAATTGCAATGGGAGTAAATTTCATGCCCTCCTCTAAAACTGCGACCTTGTGAGCATTTCTTCCGCCATAGGCTCTCTGCCACGCATCACGCACACGTTCCGGATTTTTGATCACTCCGGGGTGTTCCAAAACACCTGACGGACTTGCACCGTTTCCAAAAAACGACGCACCGTATTCTTCGCAGGCAATAGAAATGCCGATTGCATTTTTCGCAAGTGCAATCGGCGAATATCCAACCAGGTAGAGTAGGGAAAAGTCGCCTTGCAATATTTCTATTGTAGGTTTACTTATCCCTCTCCCCAAACCGTGCTTACACCTCTCGATGTACACGGCTTTCCATTGTTATTTGGTATTAGAAACTCTTTTGCTGTGGATTTTTTTATGGCACTCCTCGCAAACAACTATTGTTTTTCGCCTTTTGGCAATCATCACCTGTTCCCAAAATTCTTTCCCTTTCAGGTCTTTTACTTTGTGGACATGATGAATATCATAGTGTTCCGCATCGGTGCATCCACATAATTCACAGACTTTCGCAGCTAACCTTTGTTCAAAGACGGTTTTGGTTCTTGTGTGTTTCATTGCTGTTGTATCAATGGCATCTATTGAAAAACTTGATTCTTTACATTCACTAAAATTAGCAAAATAGCAATAGCAGTCACCTTTTTTGTTTTTATAGGCGATACGCCACTTTCCTTTTCCGTCCTTATTTCTCCTTATGATTTTTGCAATTGTTGTCTTGTGCTTACAAGCAAGGGTTTTCAGGCAGCTATATTCCATCAGATACGCAAAATAGTTCAATTTTCCAAAATTGCTTGCCAATGAGTAATAGTTGCATATTCCCCTTAATTCTGCGTTGTAAGCTGTGACAATTTCAAGGTCACTGCATCTTGTAAGAGCCAGACGTGTCCAAGGCTTGATTTCTCCATTCTTACTTTGATTGATTACTTTCTTATCAAATAAGAATCTCATAATCTTATCATTCAGCGGAATAGCTAACTCTGCCGTTTGACTTAACGTTCGCTGTGTTGTATTTCCTGCTTTGCGAACGTCATTATTCCGTCGTACTCTCACATCATAGCCTAAAAATCTTGCATAGTTGCTGCTGTGTGTAATCAAGGTTTTTTCTTCTGAAAGTTCCATTTTGAGCTCATTACAAATAAATTCTGACAGTCTTTGCTTTATTGTCTGGCAGTCCTCTTTACTGCCGTTTATTCCGATAAGAAAATCATCAGCATATCGCACATATTTAATTTTTTTATCAATCTGTGCTTTATAGGGGATTTTCAGCAATCTTGAACGAATTGCTTTTTTCTGCTTTATCAGCAGTTCTCTTTCCTCGCCCTCCGCTTGTTCAATCAGCGGATTTAACTTTCTCATTTGGTGTCTGACTGCTTCATATTCTTTGCTTGCGTAATTCTTTCCCTTGCAGTTGAACTCATTTGCAAGTTCGGTCACAAATTTATCAAGCTCATGCAGATATATATTGGCAAATATCGGTGAAACAATTCCGCCCTGTGGAGTTCCGCTGTAGGTTGCGTTATACTTCCAATCTTCCATATATCCTGCTTTCAGAAACTTCCATATCAGTTTAATCAACCTTGCATCCTTGATTTTTCTGTTGATAATCTCAACCAATTTTACATGATTGATATTATCAAAGCAGCCTTTTATATCTCCCTCTACAAACCAACGTATGCCATTGAAACCTTTTGTTATAGATTTCAAAGCGGTGTGACAACTTCTGTTCGGTCTGAAACCGTGAGAACAGTCCAGAAAAACAGGCTCATAAACTGCTTGCAGAATCATTCTCAAAACTTCCTGTACAAGTTTATCGGTAAAGGTGGGTATGCCTAATGGACGCTTTTTCCCGTTTGCTTTATTCACATACGCACGTCTTGACGGACTCGGCTCATAGCTTTCGGTTTGCAGCATATTGATAATTTTCATTATCTTTTTTTCACCGAAACCGTCAGCCGTGTCATTGTCCACACCTCTTGTTGATGCTCCACTATTGGCATATAGATTTTTATAGGCTACATAGTAAATATCTGGACGAAGCATATATCTGTATAATTTTGTAAACACTTCATCCTTATTTTTTTGTGAGTTTCTGTTTACTCTTTCTAAAATTTCAATCGTTGGTGTCATTGAGGTATTCCTCCCTAACTTCTTTTCATTTTAGTACATAACAACTGCGTTCCTTCGCCATGCAAGAGCCATTAACTCTCTCGGACTACTACGAACGCTCCGTTGCCTTTACGGATATTCAGTGTCATCTTCCTTGCTTTTTACACTTAGAATTTATCACCTTTCGGCATTACACATAGCCTTTTGGCGTTCCGTTTTAGGCAATCCCCAGTTAACATAATGAGTTGGTATGTGAATTGTCGGATATGCTTTCGTTTCTTTACCACAGGTTCTCCTGCGGGTTACATGAGTTTATTGACAACTAAATGAACGACGGCTTTATCCATTCATACTCATGTCAAAGGTGTCAGATACTTTCCCTTGTCGTGGATTAACCGAAACTTGAAACTTGCCTTAACCAAACACAGGTTTATCCTCATATTCACTTAATGTTGCAGTTCAGTCGTGATAAATTATCTTTAATCAACTTACCGCTTTCCTGTTATGCTATACTCCCGGTCGATTTTCATCTTCCGATAAAACAGGTTATTTCATGCGTTGTCTTGCATGGTAGTACCATCTTTCTACTTCTCACTATGCCCTATCTGGGCGCACACCATCAAATCCAAGTCCGGGAATATGCAGAACTTCATCGGCATAAAAAACGATGTCGCCCTGTTCTTTCAGATTCGGATTTGCTTCATCGTAACGGCTGTAAATGTATATCAGGCGGTTTTTCTCATCACGGTCAACTTTCATCTTATCCGGCATCAAAGGGTATAGTCCTAAAACATCACCTCTGCCGTTTCGGATAATCTGTGCATAGGCATTGCCGTAAATCAGAAGGTGGGACATCAGTGTTTCTCGGAAAACAAAGGATGTCATTTCGGGATTTGGCTGATCGTGGAGCAAAAAATAGAGCGGATGCTGCGGCACTCGCTCTTTTCCTTTCTCGTTATATTTGTACACATGAAGCGGCAGTTGTGCGATTGCCTCCGACAAAACCCTCACGCAGGCATAAACCGCAATATGCTGCAGGGCTGTTCTGTCGGTGACACGTTTACCGCTGTTGGCTCTTCCAAAGAAATATGTGTAGGACGGCGAATCATAGCTGTTGGTCGGCTTATCTCTGGACTTAAAAAGTCCGCTGAAAATACCCATGAGAATCAAACTCCTTTCTTGACTTTAGGGACAAGGGTGTGGTATAATATGCTAAACAGAATGTAGAGCAGTTGCTCTACAAATCAGAATTTGTGAGGTGGTATAATGAATAAAATTAAGCTGACTGCACTTCCTTGTATATGTGCAGATGTTTTTTACGGTACTGAAATAATCAGACCGGGAGGAGAAGCATTGAATTTTGCTGCTCATGCCTCGCACTTTAAGGATATAGATGTTACGCTTCTTGGTGTTGTCGGAAAAGATAAATATGCAGAAGCGATAATGGATTCAATATCAAAGCTTGATATTGATAAAAACCATATACGCATTGATGAAAGGTATCAGACTGCAAATAATATGACTTACCTTACAGAATCGGGCGATAGGTATTATAAAGATGATTCATGGAACGGAGAAATTCTCGATAACATCGTACTGAATGATAATGAAATCAAAATCTTATCAAGGTCCGATGTAGTCTTTGTTCATTTCTGGGCTTCGTGTTTTTCGCAAGTAGTTGAACTGAAGGAAACTCTTGGCTTTAAGCTTGCGGTAGATTTTGATGTATATAGAGATTTTGCAGATATGGAACGATTTGCTCCGCATGTTGATTTCTTTATGATAAGCGGCTCGGAAGAACTCCTGCCGAGGTTCAAAGAATTATCGAATAAATACCGTTGCCTGTTCAACGTGTCACTTGCAGAACGTGGAAGCGTTACATACTTTAATGGACAGGAATTCAAAGTGCAAGCTGTGAAAGTTGAAAGCATAATTGACACGACCGGTTGTGGTGACAGCTATCACGCCGGATTTGTCTGCTCATATATGCTCGAAAATAATATTGAAAAGGCTATGAATGTCGGTTCTGAAATTGCAGCAGAAACCTTAAAACATTACGGTGGATTCTGAATAATCAGAAACACAACTTCCCATTTGTAGGGGGAATCACAACTACAAAATCAACATCTCCCTCGAATCATAAATAGAATCATCAGAAACACATCCACAGCGGATTGCACGGTCAAGAGCCATGATCATGGCAACTGCACCGTCGATCTTCTCTGTGGATTTTTCTTTGTCCGGCTTGATGTTTCCGGCAGGGTCACGCCTTATGAAAATATTGTCCATCATCCACCTTAAAACAGGATGTCCGTTGTGGGCAAGCGTTTGTTCTAAGGTCAGCTTCATCAGTTCTTTGGTAGGCGGTGACATATCT